GCGGCACTCCCGCTTCCAAGTGACGGTGGTACAAATCAAATCCATTCTCAGAATGGGCTTGAAGATCACGAATGAATTGAGCATCTTGCTCAGTCAATCCTGCGTTTTCTTCTAAGACCCGCATTTGCTTATTGTCTGTGGATTGTCTTCCGATATGTTCAGGCTTGGGGATATAGAATTCTTCGGGGAGTTCTGCATAACGAGCAGAGATTTCATTATAGGACCAAGTGCGATGACGATGCCATTGCCGATAGACAAAAATAGGCGCTTTCACTTCAAATGTAAAATTTACACATTCAAGGGGAGAGGTGTGTCGATTCTTAATGAGATAGTTAATAAGTTTTTCATCTTTTCCAGCATTCTCGGCTGTGCGCCATTCGGCATTGTAGCTGACCCGCGCCGAACGGACAATGGATAGATCGCTCCCCATGTAATCAACGAGACGCACAAGACCATGATCTAAGACAGATCGTGAAGTCCCTTTATGTTTCTGTCGGAGTACCTCTTGCTGCTGGTCCCGCTGTAATCGTAAGAATTCCTGAAACCATATCTGTTCCATGCCACTGTCACTCATAACAAACCCTCCTGTTATACTTTCTTCCAAAATGCCAAACGCGCCAATGCACCCAACCCCTGCACAGTATGTTCTTGAATAATCTTTTCGATAGACGCCGGTGTGTACTCGGCTAGAATCATTTGGTTAATATCTTTTTCTTTGAGCCACGCGGGCCAGACACAGACTGAATATCCCTGCTTGATGGCCTTTTCCATTTGTTCAATAATCTCTTTATTGCGAGGCTCATTGTCATAGACTAATCGCACGTTCAATGCAATCAATCGTTTGGCGACTTGAACAAGGTTCGCATCTCCCGATGCTACAGCGTTATGTAGGAACAATGAATCAAGTGGACCTTCAACAACGGTGACCAGTTCATTTTGGTTCACCCGATCCAATCCATAGACCAACTTCATATCCCCATCAAGTACACGAATGGTCACATATCGTAATGCATCAGGTTTCCCAATCAAATCTCTCCCTGTGATGGCGACGATGGCATTCCATGCATCATAGTAAGGGATCACTAACCGGCATTCATTGACAAGAGTTTTTCCATGATTCGGGGCAATTTCATCAACAAAATCCTTGAAGGCGGCGGTAAAATATAATTTATGCCAATATTCCTTTGGTATGCGTCTTGCTTTGACATACTCCCGGCAGAAGTGACCATCAGGTAGGTCGATGACTCGCTCGGCATGTGTATACACCTGTGTATCCACTTTATCAAACCGAATTGTATCTTGATCTAAGAACCCAGGCTTCTTAATCAATTCTCGTAGCTTGAACATCCCCGGTCGTGTTTCTTTTAACACTTCCAACGTCCACTCTTTATGGAGAGTGGGGTTCATATGCTTTAAGAGACTCCCGAACCCGATACTTGCCCCACAGTTATGGCATTTATACGCCAATCGTTGCTTGATACGGTAGATATACCCCCGCATCTTTGTTTTCTTAACTTGTGAGTCGCCACATAACGGGCAACGCACGTTGAACAAATAGTCTGCCTTTTTTGTCCAACGATCAAATTGGTTACTTAATAGAGTGGCATATTTCAAATCAATGTGGATCATAATGTATCATTATACAGGAAGAAGATGAAAAAATCAAGAAGAAGTTTTGGAAACTTTTTTACATGATTGTCCTCAGTGATTGTGGCCGAATAACTTGGCAATGAACTCCCATTTATCAGCAAGCCATAAGATAAACACAAATGCCCCCATCAACATCCATTTCCACCGCTCTAATTCTTGGACCGTTTTCGCTATCACCTTTGGTTCTTCATGAGCAGGGGGACGCAACGCCGCCATGACTTCCGCACGAAGAATGTCCAACCGGGAATTCATATCACCTTTCATCTCATCAATTTTATTTTGGGTTTCCCGTGTTGAGGTCGTGATTCGGGAATGGAGTTCTTTTTGAAGTGTATCCAATTCCACTTCAATCCGTTCCAAATCATGTTCAATCTCTTTATCGGATTCTTCATGGATTTCATGTTTATGATCGTGTAGCGTGAGCATTTTCAATAGTGAATAGTTGACTTCTTCGATTTTACCGATACCTTCGGTGAGCTTATCAATGAGTTTCTCATGATTGCGTGAGGTACTGTCTAGCAATCCAAGTTGGATACGCATGTCAGTAATGGTATGTTCTGGGTGTGGAATTGGATCTCCGGTTGCCATGATATTCCTTATTCTTTACCCTGAAGAGTGGCAATCCGGTCGTCTTTCTTTGCTGATCCAATGGATGACCCGAAGTAATATCCAAGGACTAGGCCTACCGCTGCATCCAATGTTCCTAATGAGCGCATGACAATTTCGCGCATCGTGGGTTCAATGACTTCTGTTAATAGAAAATATTGGACCGCAATATACAATCCCATCACCAATCCAGCTAACAAACGTGGGGTGGTGCTATCGCCAGTTTTAACTTCGCGGGACCGCGCATCGGCACGATCCGCAGCTTGAATCTTCGTCACATCAATTTCTAACCGTCTACAATCCAGTAGGAAGTCCTGCTCGGCTTTCTTCAGCGCCAGCAGTTGTTCTGGTGTTGCACCGATGATTGCTTCTTCCAACTGGGCTTTCGATGTATCAGGTGCAAGTCCCAATGCGCCAATAATCTTCTGAGCCGCCACACCTGCAAGCGGTCCACCAAATGCGGAGGCTGCCATTGGAGCAACGGTTGCGAGTGTCGCCAGTGCACCACTTCCTAATTTTTCAAAAAATTCTCCCATTCCCATGATTACTCCTCCATCTTCGTTCGGAATTGCGTAAAGGTTTTTCGTTTAATCAATTTAGTTTTTTTCTGTGGGAGACCGGGTTCCCCTTGAGGACCAATACCAATTCCCGCAACGTTTCCCGATCCTGCTGCATTGACAGGAGCTTCTTCCTTCAATGGAGCCTTTTCCACTTTCTCCAGTTGTTCATAGTAATCTGGGCGTTCATTCAAATGATCCAGTGCAATCTTTCGTGCCACCGCATCGTCCTTGGTGTGTTCACATTCGACCTTCGATCCCTTTTTTAATTGGGCACTAAGGTATTCAAAACTCTTTTTGTGTTTCTCCACCAATGACTGAATAGAAATAGACGATTCTTCTTGCAGTGAATCGGGATTATAGTGGGCCTGAAGTTTCTTTGTCGCGCGGTCGATCCCGTTTTGTCTTAGGGCTTTCAAATCCAACCCACGGAAATATCGTTTATTGAAATGCTTTGCGCTATACACGGTCCCATCTGGAAGTTGTCGGCTTGGGTGAATCTCTGCACTAGCCTTGCGCTTGTATCGTCCTAGTGTCTTGGGGGATAACTCTGTGAGCAGTTCCTCGGCCATCTCAACGGGATAGGGTGGGCGCATAGGCTGTCCATCATCCAATCCACTCTCATAGGTGGGCGTTTGAAATGCATCTACCGTGACACCTGCGTTCTCTAGATTTCCCATTGCAATGCCCGGATTCCCAGTATCATCCAATTCATCCACAGCCGGCGCGTCTTCAGCCTCATATAATTCTGGATGAAGTTTGTTATACTCGCGCATCAACATACCGGCGAGTCCATTCGCTTCATATTCCAATTCTTCTAATGTCTCGGCAGGCTCCCCATCCATGTGTTGTGCTTCATGGACTAATTCATGGGCAAGAGTGCGGAGAATATCAGCGACATGGCGGCCATCAGTTGCTACTTCAATGGCTTTTGTTGAAGGTCGATAGTTACCAAATGAACTGCTACCAGTTTTACAGACGAAGTTAATGGGCGGGCAATCAGCGATTCCTAGACGTTCACACACAAATACACAGAAGTCTTTGAGATAATCGAAGAGAATTGGACTGTGGCATTCAACTAAAAAATTACGCATTGGAATTTCCTGTTATCCGAATCTGTCTCAATACATCAACAATCGTTGTGTCGGGAACTAGGGTAGTTGAGTGAATCGTTTGCCCATTGATCCCGTACACATGCTCTGGCATGTAATTGAGAAACACTAAAAATGTTTTAAGAATGGGATAGTCTTCCACTCTTGTATGATAAAACAATAACCGGGTCGCCGCGGGAACCCCAAAAATGTTATACACGATAATCAAATGATTGAGGATCAACCGCTCGCGCAGTTCCCCATATTGAGCATATCGGCGAAAGAGCCGGCGAAGGTAAATGAAATGCTTCAAGTCCTCCGCCAGCTCACTTCGTAAATAGGTTGTTTTTTCATAGGCCTTGACTGCATAAATCAACACAGTCTCAGGCGTCAAATTCAAATTATGCATCGTATGTTTCAGAGAGTAAATCGTGTAATTCTGTTTCAGTCACAACTTCAGCAAAAATATCCTGTCCTAGTTCATCTGCGACACACGCAAAGTAGAAATAACAAGGATCGTCCTGCTCATGTAACACTAGTCCAATGATCTGTTCATCAGTAAATGCATGAACATCGATCTCAGGTAAGTCATATCCCACATTCGCAAATAGTTCACGAACATAGGTATAGATGAGGTCAGGCGAAAGAGATTGTGCCGTCAATTCTTCCAATGCGAGGTTGATTTGATCCCGTTCCTCTTCGTCTTGGAAACTGACCGCATCAATCGAACCGATGACGAGAGGGATTGGCCTCTCGTCTACTTGTTCAGGACCGCCTTCATCATGCATTATACACCCATGATGGCGTCATCAGCACCAGCATCAGTTGCAATGTTGCCGGATGCCACAAGGGTCTGATATGTAATACGACCCAAACGACCACCTGGAATGACACGCAAGGAGGCTTGCACACTATAGCCTGCAACAATGTTTGCAGTTGGTGTGGTGTTGTAGGTATTCCCCACATAGTTCATCACGATAGATGAAATGTTTCCGGCTGCATTCGCGGTATAGGTTGCATTGGCACCCACACCTGATCCACCATTTGCAAATGTGATGAATCCGGTTCCTGGTGTATACCCTGCGCCACCAGACAGAATTTCGATACCCGCAACATACCCAGTTCCCTGAGTACGGAGTACCCATCCTGCATGGGTTGTGTTGGCACCTTCCTTGACGGCGTTTGCTGCTTCAGCAGCAGACACACCGAAAACTCCCAGTGCAGCCCCAGTCTTAAATGCGCCAACGGTCACATTACCAAAGGCAACATTTCCGTTTGCTGCGACTCCTAAACCCCCCGCAACCGCAAATTTCGGTGCGCTTGTGTTTGCATCTGTTGTTCCCCAAAGACTCATGGTAGATTCTCCTTATGTTAGTAATACCCTAGTTGTTTTAATTTCAAAATCGTCACTTTGGCGCTCACATGAAAAATACCAATCCCTCCTGCTGCTTCAAACTCATCCACATTTTGTTGATGATCGTCTATCAATATATGTCTCGTTGTTCCCTGTGTTGCGTATTTCTGTTTATCACGCCGATACACCACATGGATACGAGATTGGGGAAGTGATGGGATATGGCGACGATACCATTCCCGTTTTCCACTCTCCACTTCCTCAAAGTTATGATCCCAACTTGGGACCGCCGTCAAAATGTGTGGATGATATTTTTCAATATGGCGCCAATATACCTGCCAATCTGGCATCGGTGGGATAGTTTCCCAGAATTCCGAATGCTGATTGAGAATTGCGCCTTGTGTCGCTTTATCTGGCTTATCTGACTTCCACGGATGGCCGAGGACTTTCTCAGCCTGTGCCATGAAATCACAGATCACACCATCGCTATCACTGTAAATGATGGCTTTAGGATCTCTTAGCATATTTATGCCCTGGTAACTGTCGTAGTTAATGGAGTAATCACAGGATCTTTCTGAAACTTTTCATCAATCCCAGGACCCTTGACTTCCATTTTCTCAGCCCCATCCTTCTTCTTCTTCACCACTTGCTTAACTGCTTCGTGGATGATCGCTTCCTTGATGGGCTGTGTTCCTGCCGCAGGCTTCACCTGTGTTTTCTTCCAGGCATCCCAACGCTTACGGC